CGGTACTACTGGACAACCACCTTTATTTGATAGGCAAGAACTATCAGATTTCTTCTATGAATATTTTAAAGACCAAAATATTTCTTCTATGTTTAGACGAAGAAAATTAACGCTAGGTGATTTATCACAATCTGGTGGTATTAAGGACTTTAATTATATTTGTGCTGATACATTTTGGAGAGATGGTGCTATCGTAGAATATTTAAGAAGTATTAAAGATAGACAAAATGGATTTACACCTAAACATCCATGTATGGAACATTTTTTAGGTCAAATCACACCATTAATTAGAAAACAAGCTGTAAATTTAGTAACAGTTTAATTAAAATGAATGGCCGTCCTAGACTTGACATTTAGGATGGTTTCTGTATAATGAACAATGTGAAGGTAGTTTAATGTAAAACATTTTACTTCCAGTAAAAAGATGATAGTGAAAATCTATCCCTTCACTCCAATTAAATTATGAACAAGTGAGGTAATATGAACTTATCAAGTGATACAATAAATGTACTAAAAAACTTTTCTGACATAAATCAGAATATTTTAATAAAGAGAGGAAATACATTACAAACTATTTCCACAATGAAAAACATTTTAGCAGAAGCTGAGATTTCAGAAAACTTTGAACAAGAATTTGCAATATATAATCTATCAGAGTTTTTAAGGTCAGTTGAACTATTTAAGAAACCATCTTTAGGATTTAATGGCGGCTCTGCTGTTACTATTTCTGAAGAATCAGGAAAAAGAAATGCCAAGTATTTCTTTGCAGATAAATCTGTAATAGTAGCACCCGAAAAATCAATAACAATGCCAGATACATTTGTATCGTTTACACTTAAAAAAGAATCATTTGCTGATTTAATGAAAGGTGTATTGACATTGAATCTACCAGATATATCAGTTATTGGTGATGGTAGTACAATTAAATTACATGGTGCTGATAGAAAAAATAGTACATCAAACACATATTCAGTTGATGTAGGTGAAACAGATAAAACATTTAAGGCACATTTTAAATCTGAAAACTTTAAAATGGTACAAGATGATTATGATGTTTCTATCTCATCACAAAAAATTAGTCATTTTGTAAACCGTAATAGAGCAGTAAAATATTGGATTGCTTTAGAACCAGATAGTGAATTTTAATCATTATCTTTTTATTTAATTATGTTTAATGTGAGGTTTATAATATGTCAGACTTTCTATGGGTGGAAAAGTTCCGTCCAAAAAAGATAGAAGATTGTATCTTACCAGAAGATACTAAAAAAACTTTCCTTGAGTTTTTAAAACAAGGCGAAATACCTAACTTGTTATTATCAGGCACGGCCGGTACAGGTAAAACTACCGTTGCTCGTGCCTTATGCGAAACATTAGGTGTAGATTATATCATTATCAACGGTTCTGATGAAGGCAGACACATAGATACTTTAAGAAACAAAATTCAAAACTTTGCTTCTACAGTATCTTTAACTGAAGATTCAAAACACAAAGTAGTGATTATAGATGAGGCAGATTATATGAATGCCGAATCTGTTCAACCTGCTCTAAGAAACTTCTTAGAAACATTCCATTCTAATTGTAGATTTATATTTACATGTAACTACAAAGCAAAACTAATAGAACCACTTCATAGTCGTTGTACCACAATAGACTTTAGAATTACTAATGGTCAAGTTAAGAAGACAGCTATGGCCTTTCTTAAAAGAATATGTACAATTCTAAAAGATGAAGGTATAGAATATGATGAAAAGGTATTAGTTGAATTAATACAAAAACATTATCCTGATTTTAGAAGAACAATAAATGAATTGCAAAGATATTCTGTTCGTGGTAAAATAGATAATGGTATCTTATTTAATCTAGAAGAAGCAAATCACAAAGAACTCATTGCAACATTAAAAGAAAAAAGGTTTAATGATATGAGAAAGTGGGTCGTGCAAAATCTAGATAAAGAACCAGCAAGTTTGTTTACAAGTCTTTACAAAGTACTTCAAACATCACTTGCACCCAATTCAGTACCACAAGCAATATTAATAATCGCAGGTTATCAATACAAGGCAGCCTTTGTTGCTGACCAAGAGATTAATATGGTTGCATGTCTAACAGAGATTATGGCAGGATGTAAGTTTAAATGAAACACAATAGCGATTTTAGACATGACCTTGAATGGGGTCAAATGGGTGAAAATGTTGTTGCAGACATTGTTGCTGGAGATAAGACTGAAGTTAAATCTGAGAGAGATATTTGGAGTAGAACAGGTAATCATTATGTAGAGTTTGAAAGTAGAGGTAAACCAAGCGGTATTGCAACAACAGAGGCAAAATACTGGTCAGTAAACTTTTTTTTAAATGATAATTTTTGTTTTAACATAACTCTTACTGTTGAAAGATTGAGAGAAATATGTTTAAAATTTAAACACAAGAAATTCAAGGGTGGTGATAATGATACTTCAATAGGTATTTTAGTGCCAATAAAGGAGTTGATAAATGTATGAGCTTCGTGATTATTTAAACGCTATCAATTTCTCTAAAGAAAAACTATTAGATACTGATGATACAGAATGGGTAAAAAAATACCCATCTTTTATTATAAACAAGTGTTTATCTATGCATTGGGATTGTATTGCACAGGCCAATGAGATGAATGGTTATCATTTTCTTGATAAAGAAGTACAATTCTCCTTTTATATAAATAGTATTCGTAAAGGAAAGCGATATGGTGGCAAATGGCTATCACAGAAAAAGTTAAAAGACTTAGACTATGTGAAAGAATATTATGGCTATAGTAATGAGAAAGCAAGAGAGGCTCTCACAATACTCACCAAAGAGCAAATAGAAACTATAAAATTAGCCCTTGATAAAGGTGGGAGAAGAAAATGAGTGAAGAATTTAGTTGGTCTTCAGATAGTATGTTAGAAGTTACTATCAAACAACCAGATGATTTTTTGAAAATACGAGAAACATTAACACGAATCGGTGTTGCAAGTCGTAAAGAAAAGATATTATTTCAATCGTGTCATATATTACACAAACAAGGTAAATATTACATTGTACACTTCAAAGAACTATTTGCATTAGATGGTAAAACATCTACACTATCTGAAAATGATATACAAAGAAGAAACACAATTGCAATATTATTACAAGATTGGAACTTAATTGAAATTCTTAAAAAGGAAGAAGTAGAAAACAAAGCACCTTTAAGTCAAATTAAAGTATTACCTTTCAAAGAAAAAAACGAATGGACTCTATCAGCAAAATATAACATAGGTAAAAAGGTAGAAGATGGAAGTACCGAAGTTTAAAGACTTTTTAACTGAAGCAAAAGATGAAGGCAAATGCCGAATACTTATCGTAACAGATGAGCCAGAAGAAGCAAAGACCTTTCATACAGCTGACCGTTTACAACAAGAAGCAAAAAAATTAGGTTGGGATTTTTATCTTTATAAACTAACAAAAGGTTATGTTACATACGAAGATGGTATTCGTAGAGTACATAATGCAGATGATAAAAAAGGATTTGTTGTAGACCCAAAAGATACTATTGCATTATTTAGAGGTTCAATTGTTCGTAAAGATAGTTGGATGGATTTAGTGTCTATGTTAGAAAAAGATGGTGTATGCTGTGTTAATAGTAGAAACAGTATAGAAATTTGTACAGACAAATATAGAACATCACTAAAACTTGCTGAGTTTGGTTTAAGACAACCTAAATCAGTTATTATATCTGATAAAGATAATATAAAAGAAGACTTTGAAAAGCTTGATACCGATTATCCTATTATCTTAAAAACATTAAGAGGTTCAAAAGGTGTAGGTGTATTATTCATTGATAGTGAAAAAGGTCTTGATTCTATTGTACAATTAATTTATAAACAAGATGAAGATTCAGATTTACAATTACAAGAATATATTAAAACAGATTATGATGTAAGGGTATTAGTATTAGGTGGCAAAATACTTGCTACAATGAAAAGGCCTGTAGTAGAAGGTGATTTTAGAAGTAATGTATCACAAGGTTCTAAACCAGAAGAAATACAATTAACAGAATTAGAAATAGAACACAGTTTAAAAGCTGCTAAAGCAGTAAATGGTTTATGGACTGCTGTAGATTTTATACCTTCAAAAGATAGACAAAAAGAACCACCATTTATGATTGAGGTCAACTCATCACCTGGTACTGAAGGTATGGAAGAGGCTACAGGTAAAAACATAAGTAAAGAGATTTTAGAATATTTTGCAGATAAAAAAACTTGGGTAACTACACCAGCAGAATGTGGTTATAAAGAAGTCTTAACAATAAAACCTTTTGGTAATATTGTTGCCAAGTTTGATACAGGCAATAGTGGTATGAATGTGATTCATGCTGATAAGTACGAAGTCAAAGGTAAAAAGATAACTTGGAAATTATTAGATAAAACTATAACATCGGATATTATTAGAACTGAAGAAATATCTGTAGGTGGTATGAGAGACTATGAAGAAACCAGATATGTTGTAAAACTAGATGTTGAGTTTGCAGGTACACTATATAAAGATGTAGAATTTTCTCTAGATGATAGAGATAACAGAAGTTTAATATTATTAGACCGTGAGTTTATGAATCGTATGAATGTTATGGTAAACCCTTCAAGAAAATATATCATAACAACTCATTACACCATTGACAAAAAGTAAAAAGTATATTATAATACAGTAAAAATTGAGGTAATTATTATGGCAAATGTGAAAATATTAAGGCTTACTACTGGTGAAGACATAATCGCAGAAGTGATTTCAGAAGGAACATCAGTAACAAAAATCAAACAACCGTTTACAGTAGTACCAATGCAGGAATCTCCTGGTAAACCGGTTCAAATAGCATTCTCACCTTATATTCCATATGGCGAATGTGAAGAAGTAGACATGAAATCGGCAAATATTATTGCACAAGTAGAACCAAAGACTGATTTAAAAAATTCATATAATCAGCACACAGGTTCAGGTGTGGTAGAAATTGCTAAACCACAATTGATTACATAGTGGTTACTGTTTATTTTAAAGATAAAAACAGTTTATATTCAACAGATATTCAAGAAAATAAAACTGTAATGGAAGCAGCTCAAAAATTACAGTTGCCACATATACCAGCATTGTGTGGTGGAAACTGTGCATGTGCTACATGTCATATCAAAGTAGATGATTCATGGTTAGATAAAGTAACACCAATAGATGAAAAAACTACAGAAAGAGATTTACTTGAAATGAAAAATGATTATGACATAGAGAAAAGTAGATTAGCCTGTCAAATACACTTGACAAATAAACTAAATGGGATTATAATACACTTACTAGATGATGAACTTTTATAAGAATGTAATACAACACAAAGGCAAACTTCTTGTTAGAAGATTTGAACAAACAAATGACACTAACAGAGAAGTCATAGAAAAGATTGATTTCAGTCCTACTCTATACTCTTTGACAAGAGAAGATTCTAAATTCAAAACCTTACAAGGCCAGAACTTAAAACCAATAACTTTTAATTCTATTGGTGACGCTATGAAATTTAGAAAAGAAGTTGCAACAGCAAACTCACCTATCTTTGGTTTAGAAAGATATCATTATCAATATATTAACGAACAATGGCCAGACCAAATAGAATGGTCAAAAGAATTTATTAAAATATTTACCCTTGATATAGAGACAACTTGTGAAAATGGTTTTCCAGATGTAGAAAATCCACAAGAACAAATAATTTGTATCACAGTTAAAAATCAATCTAACAAACAAATACTAACATGGGGTGTTGGTCAATATCATACAGACAGAGAAGATGTAACTTATATTGATTGTGAAGATGAAAATCAATTGTTATTTGAATTTATTAAATTCTGGAAGTCAAACTATCCAGATGTTATTACAGGTTGGAATACAAAGTTTTTTGATTTACCATATTTGATGAATAGAATTAAAATGTTAGCTGGCGATAAAGTTGCTAACAAGATGTCTCCTTGGAATCTTATCAGACAGGAAGAAATATCTGTAAGAGGCCGACCACAAACAGTCTATACATTATTTGGTATTGTAATGTTAGATTATCTTGACTTATACAAATGGTTTATACCAACAAGACAAGAAAGTTATAAACTAGACCATATTGGTGAAGTTGAACTTGGTGAAAACAAAAATGAAAACCCATTTGATACATTCAAAGAATTTTATGAAAAAGATTTTCAAAAGTTTGTAGATTATAACATACAAGATGTTGAGATTGTAGATAAGCTAGAGGACAAATTAGGTCTTATTGATTTAGCATTGACTGTTGCATATGAATCAAAAGTTAATTATGATGATATCTTTTCACAAGTAAGAGTTTGGGATACATTGATTGCAAATCATTTGTTAAAGAAAAACATATGTGTACCACCAAGAGAAGAACATGCAAAAGAAACAAAATATGAAGGTGCATATGTAAAAGAACCAATAACAGGTATGCATGATTGGGTTGTGTCGTTTGATATTAACTCACTATATCCACATATCATTATACAATATAATATATCACCAGAAAAAATTATTGGTGTCAAATCAAATGGTATTTCTGTAAATAATTTTCTATATGGCAAATCTAAACTAGGTCATTTAAAAACAGAAGGTGCATGTATAACACCAAATGGTGCAATGTTCAAAAGTGATAATCAAGGGTTTTTACCTGAAATGATGGAGACAATGTACAATGAGCGTGTTATCTATAAAAAACGAATGTTAAAAGCAAAAAAAGAATATGAGAAAACAAAGAATCCTGAATTAGTAAAAGAAATTTCTAGATGTCATAATATACAATGGGCAAGAAAGATTGCATTAAACTCAGCTTATGGTGCAGTAGGTAATCAATACTTTAGATATTATGATGTAAGACAGGCAAGTGCTATTACAACAGCTGGTCAATTTATTATTAGATTTATAGAAAACAAAATGAATGAGTATCTAAATCAAGTATTACAAACACATGGCGAAAAAGATTATATTGTTGCCTCTGATACAGATTCTATCTATGTAAACTTGGGTATGTTAGTAGAAAAAACATGTGAAGGTAAATCAACACAAGAGACTATTGATTTTCTAGAAAAGGTTTGCATAAACAAATTAGAACCATATATAGAAAAATGTTTTGATGAACTATCTGATTATACTAATGCATTTAAAAATTGTATGGTAATGAAAAGAGAAGTTATTGCAAACAAAGGTATATGGGTTGCAAAGAAAAGATATATGTTAAATGTTTTAGATGATGAGGGTGTCAGACTATCAAAACCTAAACTAAAACTTATGGGTATCGAAGCCGTTAAATCTTCAACACCACAAGTTTGTAGAAGTAGAATTAAAGAAGCTATTAATATTATAATGTCAAAAGATGAAACAGAACTACAAAATTATATTAAAGATTTTAGAAAAGATTTTTATAATATGATACCTGAACAAATATCTTTTCCTAGGTCTTGTAATAATTTAAGAAAGTATAGAGATTCAGCAAACATATTTAAAAAAGGTACACCAATACATGTAAAGGGTGCATTGATATATAATCATAATATTCAAAAGTTTAAATTACAAAACAAGTATCCTTATATTCAAGAAGGTGATAAGATTAAATTTGTAAAACTTGTTGAAGCAAACCCATTTAAATTTGATGTGATTAGTTATGTTACAAAATTACCACCAGAATTTAATCTAAATAAATTTGTAGATTATGAAGTGCAATTTCAAAAAACATTCTTGGCACCTATGGAATTTATATTAGAAACCATTAATTGGAATGCTGAAGAACAAGCTAGTTTGGAGAGTTTTTTCGGATGAAAACATTAGAAAGAAAAGAAGCACTACATTGTGCAAATGTTATATCTGATTATTTCAAAAACTTTAATAGAGTTGATGAGTATATGTTAGAACAAAAACTTGAACAAATAAAACATATGCCTACTGCTCTACCTGGTATGGGTTTTGAAACAGATTTATTTTCAGATTTCACCATGTCTCCTGAAGATATGGATTTTGAGATATTAGAACCAGATAATAAAACATTTGATTCGTGTTTAAATATAATTTCAAGTCATACAAATATGACAAGTGTGCCTGGTAAAAATTTAAAATTAGGTATTAAAGAAACAAATACAGGTAAATGGTTAGGTTTTATTAGACTTGCTTCTCCTGTAATTAACATGAAACCTAGAAATGATTTATTAGGAAATGTTCCTGAATTATCATCATTTAACAAAACAGCAATTATGGGTTTTGTCATTGTGCCAGCACAACCTTTTGGTTTTAATTATCTAGGTGGTAAATTATTGGCAGCTTTATGTTGCAGTCATTGGGTTAGAGAAAGAATGAATGAAAAATATGATATGAATTTAGTTTATTTTGAAACAACAAGTTTATATGGTAGTAGTAAATCAACAAGTCAATATGATGGTATGAAACCTTTTCTAAAGAATAGAGGTTTAAGTGATAGTGATTTTGTACCATTAATGCACGGTGATAAATGGGCAAAACTTGTTGAGTATATTGAGAATAGAGTTGGTGAATTAGTACCAAGAGACGCTTCAAGTAAGAAGTTAAAACTAATGTCAGCAATACAAGGCTTAGTAAAAAGGTCTTTAGATGGAACAGATTTAGAGAATTTTAGAAACACTATAGAGGATGCTAAAAAACTTACAGAAAGAAAAAGGTATTATGTGTCTAACTATGGTATCAAAAACTACATAGATATCGTAAATGGTAAAACTGATGAAATCATCAAAGAAGAAAATTACGATAGATATGAAGTTGAAGAACTTATCAAATGGTGGAAAAAGAAAGCCACCAAAAGATATGAAAGTCTAAAATCAGACAACAGACTGAGAACAGAAATAGAAGTCTGGACAAACCAAACCAACATTGACATCATTAGATAAATGGTGTATAATCATTTTTATATTGAGGTAATTAATTATGAATGACTTTTTAAAAGATGTTATAAAACAAACCGGCAATGAGTATGCCACACTTGTAAGTGATGGTGTTGCTGGTGCAGATATAGATAGTTTCATTGACACAGGTTCGTACACCTTCAATGCATTACTATCAGGCGATATTTACGGTGGCCTTCCTGGTAATCGTATCACAGCAATAGCAGGTGAAGCTGCTACAGGTAAAACTTTCTTTGCATTAGGCATATGTAAAAGTTTCTTAGATAAAGACCCAAATGCTGGTGTTGTTTATTTTGAATCTGAAAATGCTATATCAAGAGAAATGGTAGAAGGTAGAGGTATGGATGCTAGCAGAGTTGTAGTAGTACCTGTTGCTACAGTACAAGAGTTTAGAACACAATCAATTAGAATACTAGACAAATACTTAGAACAAGATAAAGACAATAGACAACCTTTAATGTTTGTTCTTGATTCTCTTGGTATGTTATCAACCACAAAAGAAATGGAAGATACAGCAGAAGGTAAAGAAACAAGAGATATGACTAGAAGTCAAATAGTCAAATCAGCATTTAGAGTTTTAACTTTAAAACTAGGTCAGGCAAATGTGCCAATGATTATGACTAATCATACATATGATGTCATTGGTTCTATGTTCCCACAAAAAGAAATGGGTGGTGGTTCTGGTCTTAAATATGCAGCTTCAAGTATTGTCTATCTTGGTAAGAAAAAAGAAAAAGATGGTACAGAAGTAATTGGTAATATTATACATTGTAAAAATTACAAATCAAGAATCACAAAAGAAAATGCACAAGTAGATGTAAGATTAACATATAAACATGGTCTTGATAAGTTTTATGGTATATTAGATTTAGCTGAAGAGGCTGGTGTTATTAAAAAAGTATCTACTCGTATTGAATTGCCAGATGGTAGTAAACAGTATGCAAAAACTATCAATAGTGAACCTGAAAAATATTTCACAAAAGATATGTTAGATAAAGTTAATGAATATGTGAAAAAGAAATTTAGTTATGGCGAAGAATAAGTATGTGTTTGCACAAAAAGATGGTGCAGACCACTCATCTATAAAGATTGTAGATGAAAGATTTAAAGATGTTATTTTTGATTTTGGTTCAGTAGGTTTTGCTAAAGAAGAAAATGACAAAGGTGAACTGGCAATGAAATTTGATTACACAGTAGTTAAGAATCCTAATAATATTGATACTACTACTGATGAATTTGTAAATTTTATTGGAGATATATGTGTAGAACTTTTAGAGAAACAAATTAAAGATGGAAAACTTGACCTTAAATAATTCAGAAAGAATAGAGACAACGATACTTCGTAATCTATTCTTCAATGAAGACTTTACAAGAAAGGCTTTACCTTTTATAAAATCTCAATTTTTTAATAAAAGAGATGAAGCTATATTATTTTCTGAAGTAGAAAGTTTTGTTAACAAATATAAAAACTTACCAACAAAAGAATCTATTCTTATAGAACTTGGTCAAAGAAAAGACATAACAGAAGATGAACTAAAAGAAATTAAAGAAGTTGTAAAGACCTTAAATCCACAAGAAGATGATTTACAATGGTTGTTTGATACAACAGAAAAGTTTTGTAAAGACCGTGCAGTACACAATGCTGTATTAGATGGTATTAAAATTCTTGATGGCAAAGACAAACAAAAAACACCAGAAGCAATACCAAGTATTCTTGCAGAAGCCCTTGCAGTATCTTTTGACAATCATGTTGGTCATGATTACATAGAAGACGCTGACGCCAGATTTGAATACTATCATAGAAAAGAAAAAAGATTTAAGTTTGATTTAAATTATTTTAATCGTATCACCAAAGGCGGTGTCCCAAGTAAAACTTTAAACATTGCACTTGCAGGCACCGGCGTTGGTAAATCTTTATTCATGTGTCATTGTGCTTCATCATTCTTAACACAAGGTAAAAATGTTTTATATATTACTCTTGAAATGGCAGAAGAAAGAATTGCAGAAAGAATTGACGCTAACTTAATGGATGTAACAATAGATGATTTACATACCATGCCAAAAGATTTATATGATAATAAAATGAAAAAGTTAAATAGTAAAACATCAGGTCATTTAATTATCAAAGAATATCCTACAGCTTCTGCTCATAGTGGACATTTCAGAGCATTACTAAATGAATTATCATTAAAGAAAACTTTTAAACCAGATATAGTATTTGTTGATTACCTCAACATATGTGCGAGTAGCAGATTCAAGGGTGGAAATATCTCATCATATTTCTACATCAAGGCAATTGCAGAGGAATTAAGAGGACTTGCAGTTGAATTTGATTTACCTATCTTCTCTGCTACTCAAACTACAAGAAGTGGTTTTGTATCAACAGATATTGGTTTAGAAGACACATCAGAATCGTTTGGTTTACCTGCTACTGCTGACTTTATGTTTGCTCTAATGTCTAATGAAGAATTAGAAGCTCTAGGTCAAATGAAAGTAAAACAATTGAAAAACAGATATAATGACCCTTCAATGAATCGTGCATTTATTATAGGTGTTGATAGAGCAAAAATGAGACTGTATGATGTAGAGAACAATGCTCAAAACATAGTCGACAGTAATCAGACCGAAGAAACTGAAGACTATGTAACACCTGAACAGGCTTACGATAAATTCTCAGACTTTAAATTATAGCTTGACATAGTTTACCTTTCCTTTATTATAAATAGTATAAGGAGAGAATTATGGCATTTTTATCAGGTGGTCAACAGACAACAATTAATTCAACAATCACAGAATTGTATCCAGCCCTTTGTTTCAATAATAATAAAACATTTTCAGACCCTAAAGCATTAAACGATTATGTGTTAGGTCTTGTAGAAAAGAATAAACTATATACAGGCCAAAGTAAAAAGTCATTTGTTGACAAAGGTGATTCTGAAAGTGCTATGATACTCATAACAGATTCTTTAAAACTCAGACCGGAAATGAGAACTGAAAAATTAAAAAATGCAATAGGCATTTTAAAATACATATATGCACAAAATAAGATAAGACAAATAGATAGTGTGGTGTGGGGATATAGAGCCAAACCGAAAGGTGTTGCAAGTAATCATCCAGGTGATATATTTTTAATTTACAAAACTAATAGAAAACCAAAAATTATGGGCATAAGTTTAAAAGCAGGTACAGCTAAATCTGCCGAACCTAAATTAAATACATATGTCAGAACTACAATGAGAAAACCTTATTGGCAAAAATCATCACCTAATGCAGAAAATCAATTAAAAAATAAATTATGGAATAATGTTTATTCTAAATTATCTTACATGCCAAAATCAGTAACAAAAGATAATTGGATTAATATATCAAGTAATGTTGCAAAAGTAAACGAAGATGTCAAAGATACCGTTTTAAAAAACTTTATACAAAAAAACCAATTGTTTGAATCTTTATACATTGAACAAAATAAACAAAGTAGATTGCAATTAATTAATATGATTAATAAAGATTTTGACACAGCATTAGAATGGATAGAAAACGAATTTAGATTAGAAAAACCTAAAAGTGAAGTTGATGTACCTCTTGTATTAGTAAAAGCTATAGGCAGTACTGCTCAAGAACAGGGAGATAAACTAGCTAGAATATTTCCTAAAATTACAAAAATAAAAGCAAGATTAAATACATCATCCGTGCAAGAATGGTTTATAGATGTATTTGCCGGAAATGATAAATTAACTTTACTTATGACTATAAGAAGTGATAGTGAATATAGAGAGGAAAAACAAAAAGGTAAATTAGGTGCTTACATGCAACTAAAATTATTATACAGAGGCTATAGATAACATTAGTATATTATTATAAAGTGAAACATAAAAAATAGTTACCAACCAAGATTTCTAAACTACTAAATAATACCAGTTACTTGGATTGGTATGTAAATCGTCCCTCATTTAATGTCTCACACTTGACATTAATTGTTCCTTACGATATACTCCAAGTATAAAACATTTGATAGGAGGAAAAATCAAATGGGACAAATCTTACTTAATGCACGCTATCTATTAGCACCGATTCTTATAATCGTAGCTGGTGCTGGCGTTCTTTTGGGTGGTATCATGGCTTGGTTAGGAGTAGTATTGCTATTCGTAGGTTTGCTAGTAGATATCGCAACAAAATTTGAAACATCAGGTGTAGGTTATGATGAAAATGGCGAAACTTTAGGTTGGCCAACTTTCCAAAACCTAACAATGTATTTCATGTTACCTGTGTTCGTTCTTTTCCAATTAGTAATGGCATGGAGAGTTTACTCTTATATGTCTCTAGGTGGAGCTGAAGGTGCAGTAATCATGGAA